TTTCCCATATGAAAGAAACCCTTACAACTTTTTTGGTATTGGTGTAGCTGAAAATATGGATGATAGTCAACAGATTATGAATGGTCATGCTCGAATGGCTATTGATAATTTAGCTATGGCTGGTTCGTTAGTATTTGATGTTGATGAGTCTGCCCTTGTGGGTGGACAATCAATGGAGATATATCCCGGAAAGATATTCCGTAGACAAGCAGGAATGCCCGGACAAGCTATACATGGCTTAAAGTTTCCAAATACAGCACCAGAAAATATGATGATGTTTGACAAGTTTAGACAACTTGCAGACGAACAAACTGGAATACCTAGTTACTCTCATGGTCAAACAGGAGTACAAAGTATGACAAGGACTGCTTCTGGTATGTCTATGTTATTAGGAGCATCTAGTTTAAACATTAAAACTGTTGTAAAAAATCTTGATGATTTCTTATTGAAACCATTAGGAGAATCATACTTTCAATGGAATATGCAATTCCATGAAGGTGACTTAGATATCGAAGGTGATTTAGAAGTTAAAGCTACTGGAACAAATAGCTTGATGCAGAAAGAAGTTAGAAGTCAAAGACTTACTATGTTCTTACAAACTGCACAAAGTCCTGCTGTTGCTCCATTTGTTAAAATTTCTAAATTGGTTAGTGAACTTGCTTATAGCTTAGATTTAGACCCTGATGAAATATTAAACGACCCTGAAGAAGCAGCTATAATGGCACAAATAATAGGAATGCAAAATGCTGGACAAACAATTAGCGAGGAGGCTCAACCTCTTGGTGGGCAACCGGGAAATATGGGAAGCCCTGAAGGAGCACCTGAACAACCTCAAGACCTTGGACCTACAGGCACTGGTGGTGGCAACATCGGAACAGGAAATGTGCCGGTTGCAGGGGAGAGTGAATTCTCTGGTACGCTTAGAGGAGCTGGACTTACAGGTTAAAGAGGCATTGACTAGAAAGGAAGAAACATGAGTTTTTTAAGTAAAGTAAAAAATAGAGTTTTAGAGATGCGAGAAGAGCTAAACTCTAGACCTGAAACATTACCTACTGATATAGGTGGTTACAGTAATCCTTCTTTACTAGGAGAAGACGATGAGTTTAATAGAGTAGGCTTTATGGGTGGAGGAAAAATGCATTATAACGAAGGAGGATCATTATTGGCAGACGATATGCCCACACATACAATGCCTGATGGTACAGAGATGCCCGGAGCTACTCATGAAGAATATGAAGAAGCTGCTATAGAAGAAGCAATCCCAGAGGAAGAAGCGGTTTCAAGAGAAGAAGTTATTCCAGATGAAGAAATGGAAAAAGATTATGTAGAGTTTATAATAACTGAAGCTCTAGATGAAAAAGAAAAAGAATTTTTAATGAAAGAATTAGAAGGCAACGACAAACTTAGTATCATATTTGATAAGGTTGTCGATACTGCCTCAGAATTTTCTGGAGAAGGTCCAGTTGATGGACCGGGCACAGGAGTCTCTGATTCGATACCTGCAAGGTTATCGGATGGAGAATTTGTCTTTACTGCAAAAGCTGTAGACGAAATCGGAGCTGATAATTTAGAAGCTATAATGATAGAAGCTGAAGTCAATGCAGATAAAAGACAAGAACTAGCTACAGGTGGTATGCCTTTAGATAGTGGAGAAGAAGAAGTTAACGCAAATGTTCAAAGCAGAACAGTTGTACTCGACAGGGGTTTTGTTCCTGAAGAAGACGATTTAGTAAGCGATGAAATTAAAAAGCGTATGATGGACCCATCTACACAATCTAGGTATGTCCGTAGCTAAATAGCGATAGAGCTACCCTGAGATATCAGGCACTCTATCAAAAATAAACCGAAAGGCTACCTTTACAATACAAGCCCTCTAGTCGACATAGAGCTACCTTGTAAACAAAGCCCCAATTAGGAGAATAGAAAATGACTAATACAGTCCAAAAAGAGGAAACGCCAAATCCTTATAACCAAAAAAAAGATTGGCACTATGAAGATAAACCTTTTGAATCAGCAAATAATTTGTTTTTTGAAGAGCCTTCTAAAAAGAATAAGCTCTTTAAAAGTGATGACATAACTGAAGTGGAAGCGGAAGGAAGTGTTAAAACTGAAGAATTAGAATCTAAAAAGGATACACCTTATAAAAGACCTAATTATAAAAAACGATATGATGATTTAAAAAAGCATTATGATTCTAAGCTTAATGAGTTTAAATCTAGAGAACAAGAGCTTGTAGAAGAAGCTGCTAAAAACAGACCTGAATACATAGCTCCTAAGTCTGAAGATGAACTTGAACAATTTAAGAAAGAGTTTCCTGATGTGTATGAAGTTGTAGAAACTGTTGCTCATATGCAATCGGAGTCTAAAGCAAAAGTTCTAGAAGAACGCCTTAGTAAACTCCAAGAACGTGAACAACAATTAATACAGCGAGATGCAGAAAAAAGGTTAATGGATAACCATCCTGATTTTGAAGATATCAGAAACAGTGATGATTTTCATGGATGGGCAAAAGAGCAGCCTGAATCTATTCAAGATTGGATATATTCAAACGCTGACGATGCCGATTTAGCTTCTCGTGCTTTAGATTTATTTAAGCGTGATATTGGTATGGATGTTCCTAAAAAGACTAAGTCATCTTCTAAACCGACTAAATCTGCTGCTGATATGGTCTCAACTAAAACAACAACAGTTGAACCAACACAGGAAAAGGTTTGGTCAGAAAGGGAGATTGCTGCCATGAGTGTTGCAGAATTTGATAAATATGAAACGGAAATATCAGATGCAATGCAAGAAGGCAGAATCATAAAATAAACTATAACTTAAGGGAGTAATATCATGGCTCAATATTTTGAACCGAGTACTGATACTGATGCTAACTTTGCTAACTCCGTAAGTGGACAAACTAATAGTTTCTTTTTACCTTCGGTTTACTCTAAAAAGGTTTTAAACTTCTTTAGAAAAGCCTCGGTTGTAGAAGCTATCACAAACACCGACTATGCCGGTGAGATATCCTCTTTCGGAGACTCAGTAAAGATTATCAAAGAACCAGTTATTTCTGTGTCTGATTACACAAGAAATTCTGATACTACCGAAACTAGACTAACAGACCAAGAGATTACTTTGGTTGTTGATAGTGCTAAAGCTTTCAAATTCATCGTAGATGATATTGAAACTAACATGTCACATGTCAACTTTAAAGAAGTAGCTTCTAGCTCTGCTGCATATGCATTGAAAGATTCATATGACGCTGCAGTTATTGCTGTTATGTTCGCAGGGTTGTCTGCTTCATCACCAAACCACGTGTTAGGTGCTGACAGTGCAACCGATTTAGGAGCAGGAGTCTTTGATGGCTCTGGTGCTGCTGACTTAGGACAGTCTGGTGAAACTGACCCTCTAGACCTTATGGCTAGAATGTCAAGACTATTAGACGAACAAAGTGTACCTGAAGAAGGTAGATGGTTCGTTGCAAGTCCTGACTTCTACGAAGTTCTAGGACAATCATCTTCTAAATTACTATCTGTTGACTATAATGGTGGACAAGGTTCTCTTAGAAATGGTTTAGTGGCTAGTGGAAAACTACGTGGTTTTGATATGTACAAGTCAAACAACATTGCTGCAACATCTAATGCTGCTGGTAAATGTTTGGCAGGACATATTAGTTCTACTGCAACTGCTAATACAATTCTTTCAACAGAAGTGTTGAGAGACCCAACATCGTTTGGTGACATTGTTAGAGGTCTTCACGTCTATGGTGCGAAAGTACTTAGAAGCGAAGCTCTAGTAGGTGCGTTCTACGGTATCGATTAATACCAACTTGGAGGGGTCTTAACGGACTCCTCCATTTTTTAAAAGGTTTTTATAAATGGCAACAACATATTTAGATATAACAAACGAAGTCTTAAGAGAACTTAATGAGATTCCTCTTACATCAGCAAACTTCGCAAGTGCTGTAGGCTTACAACAATTTGTTAAAGACTCAGTCAATAAGTCTATATTTGATATTGCGAATGCTGAACCTCAGTTACCGTTTCTTGCGGTAGGAGAGAGTGGGGCAACTGACCCTTTTTATGGTAATGTAACAGTAGCTACGGTAGAAGGTACAAGATGGTACGAATTAAAAGCCAGTAGTTCTAATGTTGCTAATGATTACGCTTCTATTGATTGGGATGATTTTTATATTACCACAATCAATGTAAGTGGAGAATCAGCACCTTATGTTTCTAAGGGTTTAAAGTTTATGACTTTAGCTGATTGGAAAAGGTATTATAGAGACAGTGAAAATTCAGATGATGCTGATTCACAAAATTATGGAGAACCACAGTTTATAATTAAATCTCCAGATAATCGTAAGTTTGGATTAAGTCCAATACCCGATAAAGTTTATAACATACATTTTTATGCGTTTGATAAGCCTACAAAATTAGATGCGTATGGAGATACAGTAGTATTTCCAGAACAATATGTCAACGTAATAACTGCAAGAGTAAGATATTATGTATGGCAATTTAAAGAAAGTCCTCAACAAGCATCGTTTGCTTTAGATGACTATAAAAAAGAATTAAGACAGATGAAATCAAATTTGATGAATCCACAACCTAAGTATATGACAGACGACAGGAGATATTTCTAAATGGCAGGTTCGCAACCATATACCGTTGCTTGTGCTGGTGGTTTAGTAAAATCTTCAAATTCAATAGACTTACTGAAGACTCCCGGTTCTGCTAGAGATTTAAAAAACTTTGAAGTCTCTATAGAAGGTGGATACAGAAGAATTAATGGTTACACTAAATATAAAGTAGGAAGTGTAACGCCTACAAAACCTACAGGAAGTACCACTAATATTTTAGGAGTGTTTCCATACGGAGATGGGGTAATAGCTTGTGCAGGAACAGCTATATATTTTAGTGTTGATGGAGCTACTTGGATAAATATTGGAAGAAGTTCAGTATCTAGTAGTGGAGATAACTACTCAACCTTTACAGGTAGAAGTACTCTAACTAGAACAGGACAAGGACAATGTAGTTTTTCCATATTTGAAGGAGCTACATATGATTATGGTAGGGTTATCATAGCAGACGGAGCTAACAAACCTTACAGTTTTAGAATGGAAGGTACTGGAGCACTTGCAGATAGAACATTTTATGCAGAAGAAGTTACAGTTACAAGTACAAAACATGTTAAATATATAACAGTACATGACCACCATTTAATAGCTGCAGGAATTGAAGATAATTTAGATAGTGTTTATTATAGCGTATATAACGACCCCGATGATTTTAGTGGTACTGGTTCAGGTGCAATAACTATATCAGACCAGATAGTAGGTATTAAAAGTTTCCGTGATGAATTATTTATATTTTGTAAGAACAGTATACATAAACTTATAAATATAAACGACAGCCAAACCATAGCTGTAGTACCTGTCGCTGAGAACGTAGGTTGTTTAAGTGGTTATAGTATTCAAGAAATAGGTGGTGACTTAATATTCTTAGCACCAGATGGATTAAGAACAGTAGCCGGTACAGCAAGAATTGGTGACGTTGAATTAGGAACTGTTAGTAAAGCTATACAACCTTTAGTAACAGATATAGCAACATCTATTGATACTTTTATAATTAACAGTTTAGTTATAAGAGAAAAATCACAGTATAGATTATTTTATACAGATACAAGTTTTTCAAATAATGTTCAACGTGGAATTGTAGGAACATTAAGACCAGACGGATTTCAATGGTCAGAAACAAGAGGAATAGAAGTCACAGCCTGTAACTCAGGATTTGATAACGATACGATAGAAAGATATTATCACGGAGATACAGACGGATATGTACACACACATGACTCAGGGTATAACTTTGACGGTGGTACAATCCTAGCAAGATACGAAACACCTGATTACGATTATGGTGATTTAGGAACTTTAAAAACTTTACATTACCTAAAGGTATCTTGTGGTACAGAAGGACAAGTAGAGCCTGATGTACAAGTTAGATTTAATTATGGTGATACGAATACAGCACAGCCTCCTACACTATTTGATTTAGGAGTTATTAATCCACCATCTAAATTTGGTGATGCTGTATTTAACTTAAACACCTTTGGTGGTGGTGAGAATCCACTTATAAGAGTACCACTATTAGGTAGTGGGCACAGTAACAATTTTACATTTATTAGTGAGGACACCAAAGCCCCTTACACAATTAATGGTTTATACGTAGACTATATACCTTCAGGCAGGTGATAAAAAACAATGGCAATAACTAAAGTTTCACCAGATTTACTAGACTTAGATGCTGGTATAACTATTACTACAGCAGATAATTCTGATAATATTGCTCTCGTATCCACAGACGCAGATGCAAACACGGGTCCAAATATAAGTTTTTGGAGAAATTCAGGTTCACCAGCAGACCAAGATAAAATTGGTGATATTAATTGGTATGCTGAAAACGATGCAGGTGAAAAAACTCATATTGTAAATGTAAGGGCACACATTCAAGATGTTTCAGACGGGTCTGAAGATGCTCGTTTTCTTTTACAAACTATAGTGGGTGGTGCAACAGAAACTAGTAGACTTGAACTTTTACCAACTGAAACAGTTATAAACCAAGACAGTAAAGACCTAGACTTCAGAGTTGAATCAGATGATAACGCTAATATGTTGTTTGTTGACGGTGGTAATGATAGGGTTGGCATAGGAACTGCGAGTCCTTCCTACCCATTAAATTTATATGGAACAGAAACAGGAGAAGGAACAGTAAAAGGACAATTAGGAATACAGTCAACTACTGCTTATGG